TCCTTCAGCTGCTCCAGAGACTTCGGCGGCGCTTCGTACCAGCCCGTTTTGCCGATTATGTCTTTCATTTGACGGCGAACGGCCTGCACCCACAGGTGCTGATCTCCAATGCCGTAGGTGCCGCGCGCAGCATTGCGATCATTCGCCCCGCTGCCCCACTCCGTCGCGAATGCGCCCTGCGCATCCCCCTCAAAGTACAGGTGCCGATAATCCGCGTACGCAGAGATCTTGACGGCACCGTTGATCGTCACCTCCGCGATCTTGATCCACTCGCCGTTCCCAGGCGGGGCAGGTGCAGCAGCATCCTGAAACGTGACCTCCCACCCGGCAACAAGCCTCGTGGACACACTGTCTACGAACTCAGCTGCGACAGACGGATTCCAAAACACGCGGTTCTCGAACTCCGCGTAGGTTCCCGTTGCACGGATCCACAGGGCTTGCACGCTCGACGCAGGTGCCGTGGAAAAATCCACCTCCAGCGTCGATTCGCCTTCGCCACCGAACAGCAAACCAAACTCGATCTCGCTTGTGTCCGTCAGGTACGGCAAGAATCCCGCGCCACGGTGAAGCACCAGCGAGTCGTCCACGCCAAACGCAATCGTGCTAGGCGTGAACCCGTTCAGGATTCGAGCCTGCGTGCCCGTCGTGCCCGTCGCGCGCCCCGCTGGCAGGAAGAACGTGCGCCCGCGGCGCAGTAGATCCCGCTCGACCAGGCGACCGCCCGCTCCGTCCTCGAAATCGTCCAGGCCAACACGCTCGTTCGGCAGAATGTTCACGCGATCCATTGTTCAGTTTCTCCTTCAGAATTTCCGTTTGTACGCTGGCAGGACACCGGCAATCGTAATGCTATTCACTAGCTCCCGCGTAGCGCGATCAACGTCGAATACGTAAAACGGGTAGTACTCGTCAGGCGGACCCGCCGCTGCCCCATCATTCTGCACAAATTCGTCGCGCAAGATCTGAGCACTTGGGATCGTCGTGTACTGCACGTCCACGTTGCCCGATGCGATAGGAAACGGATCCCGTGGCGTGACCGTCGTACCGGACACAGTACCTGCATCCACCAATTCCCAGTCCACGCCGGACTGGATCGGGAAGGCCCCGCTCGTCACCCCATCGTACGGGTGAAATTGCCAATCGACAGACTGCTCGTTGACAAAGACAGCACCCGAGACGCGCACCCGTCTCGGATTCACGAAGGCCAAGATCGTGCGCGTGCCGTTGTTGCCCAGCACGCTGCCCGACAACACAATCTGCTTGCCCACGTCACCGACCCGGAAGGACACGTCCAGCGTGTCCACGTAGTGCAGCCCAGCTACCGTTTCCAGCGTCGCCGCATCAGCCTGCACAATCCCGGCCAAAGACAAGATCGTCCCGCTCACGTACGTCACGCCCCACTCACCCTGCGCGCGCGTGTCCCCGCTCCGAATCCGGATCCGACGGCCAGTGTCCCCCGACAGGAACAATCCCGCCACGCTCGACATTTGCGGGCCTCCACCGGCAAACGCTCCGTCAGCTCGGCGCAGATTGAAATGGTTGCGCTCCGAAGACACCTGCACGCGGACCCGATCCCAGTACACCGTCCAGTCCTGCGCGGGTGACGACCCCGAGTACCCGAAGCTGATCGTGGACCCGCCAGACGCCACGAACCCGGCCACGTTGGCACGGGCCTCCTCTTTGCCGTCTCGGTACAGCACCACCTCGTGCATCCCGTTCGGACGTGTCTCCCTCAGCACTTCGATGCGAGTCCAGCGACCGATCACCAAGGGCCCGTTGCTCCAGGTGCCCGTGATCGCGCCAGGGTCTGCCAGCGTCCCGCCCAGCTGCCAGCCCGTGTCGTTCCAGAACGCTCCGTATTTGCGCCCCACCACCGAATCGTCCACCTCCACCGACCAGGCGTAGCCCGTGGCCGCGCCAATCGCGACAGGCTTCCACCAACACCCAAAGGACACGCGCGAGCCCGGCACCCAGTCCTGCCGGTCCAGGGCACGCGAATACCGGCCACCGTTGGCCGTCGGCGACGCTGCATCAGGCGTGCACTCCAAAGCGGTCTGCCCAGGCCCTGTAGCGACGATAGCGAAGCTACCTACCTCGGCACCACCCGCCACGGAAACGTACGTCCAGACGGGTGCCGCTGCGCTTGGCAGCACTCCCATTTCTAGGGTTTGCTGGTACGGCTCGACCAGCAGGTCCACAACCTTCGTCGGCGTGTGCGCCAAGGCCGTCAGGGCCGACACCCCCGTGATCACCTTGCGCTCGCGATGCCCGCGTCCCTGCGCGGTTCCGCCCAGGGCAGGATCCACCGACGGCGTAACGTCGGCTCCCGTCGGGACCATCCAGGTTTTACCCTCGCTGATATTCGTGGTCCCCGTTACGGACTCTAGGAGCACAAACACCTGATTCGGAAACGACTCCAAGTCCTCGTAAATCTCCCAACCCCCACCGGGATACAAACACTCCAGCAACAGCTCCAGGCCGTACACCGTCCCCCGCGGCAAGTACGGCAGCACCTGCAACAAGCACCTGTAAATCTCGTCGCCCAACGCGGGCAATCGCTGGATCCCATACCGGCGTCCGATCCGGTCCAGCTCGTCCCCCTCGGCGTACGCTGTGAGCATCGCTCGGCGTAACTTGTCGAGCGCACTGTACGACTGCGAAGCGTCTACCACTTCCGACAGCGCCGGAATGGGGGCGCGCACCTTCGGACGACGGGGCACGCGCCCACTCAGGTGCCCTCGATCCGTGTCGTACTGCTTGATCGCAATCCGCCCGTCAGTCGATTCCGTGGCAGCAAACGCAGATCCACTCACCGTGCAGCTCTTGCCGTTGCCTGCCACCGTCAGGATCAAGCGCGGGCCTTCGTTGCCGTTCAGTGTCGCGCGCGGGTACACCCACAGCGCGCGTCCAACGTCAGCCGCGGAAAAGATCGCACCGTCTGCGCTGATCGTGTTCCCTGCCGCGAGGATCGTGACGAACAGCATGCGCTGCGGACCCAACCCGCGGAACTCTTGCAGCGAAGGTGTCAGCACCGTCTGCGCGTACGGAATCGCCACGGGTTCTTCGCCGATCCACAACGCCTGCGCGCGATCATTGCGCGGGAATCCCAGCGTGCTCTCCACGCGTAACGTTGTGAAACGCCAGCGCACCGGGTTTTGTGCTGAAAAGGCAGCTGCGGTTCCGTCGATCTTGTGCAGCGTAACCAACGTCGGATTGACGTAGGACGCGATCACGTAACTGCCCTCGTTCCCTGTGAAAGCACCCGCAACAGGTTGGATGATATCCAGCCCCATGCCCACCATTCCCGCGTCGAACACGGCCACCAGGCTCGTAAGGCTGGACCCACTGACCTCAGCGTCGTTCTGCCCGAAGATGTGCGCACGTTCGCGCGTGCGCGTAATGAGTGTGCCTCCGATCTCGTTGTCGGATTCAGCAATCGCATCTAGCGTGGCTTGTAACTCGTTGACTGGCATTACGACACCAATGGGGGCTCGGCGTCCAAGCGACGAGGGCCCGTCTCTGCTTGTGGAGGAAAGCTACTGCGCATGACGTGCACTTTTCCGTACCACGCACGTTCTACAAACGTACCCGCCTGCACGATCAATTCCACGGACGGGGGCACTACCACTCGAATCGCAAAGTCCCCGACAAAGGGAACAGGGGGCAGCACGACGGGCAGCGATACCCCGTCTGCCGAACGGGGTGCATACCCATATCCAGATCCACCGTACGCAGGGTACAAGTAGGGGCCACCCACGGGCCCGATTGACACGGCCACGGGTACCCCTATCGGAAACGTCCCCGTCAAGCGAAGGATATCCCCGCCGTGGTTGCCGAAGATCTTTCGCTGGCTCAGCGGGATGAACGAGACGGGAGGCGAACAGTTTCCCAGCTCCAGCAGTTCTGCCGCATGCGCGCCCGCGGAAGCGTCGTTGCCGTACGCGTCCGTGATCCCGGCAAGATATTCCGCGGCAACAGCGCCCGATGGAGCGTCGTTGCCGTACGCTTCCGTGGTCCCGCCAAGATATTCCCCGTCGAAATCAGCCATCGGACTCCAACCCAGAAATCACCGGGTAATCAGGATCGATAGGCGGACACGGATCGCGGTACTCGGCATCGCCCGCACCGGACGTGTCATCCTCCAACAACTCGGCAGTGGTACCCGCCAGATATTCCCCGTCGAAATCAGCCATAGGTTACGCAGTCTGCATGACCGTGGTGTTCCAGGGGTGGACGAAGCTGCCCAGGTGCACAAAGTTTCGCGTACCGGCCAACGGGTACGAGTCACCTTCCGCAGGGCCGCCTAGTTCCGCACTGACGCCGTGGAACAAGTCAGTGGCAATCCCCGCACGCCCGTAGTACCCCGCCGTAACATTGACGTAGCCCAGCGGCAAAATCGGCGACAACCCGTTCAACAAAGAGATCGAATTCAACTGACAGAGTGACTGTGTGCTCTGCCCCCACGGGTTCTCTGACGAGAATTGCAGCAAGGTGCGCTCAACCTGTGTCGCGTTGCCGTTTTGTGCCATGAACGACGAGGCAGTCCTGCTAGCAAGCCATCGGTCAAAGCGCAGAATACGGGTGGTGTCTGCATCGTGGGAAGTGCCCCTGTGAAACGCGACGATAGGTTGGTCCAGGCCGTTCCAGATGCGGTCAGGCGCACCAGGAATCACAACAGGGCTCTGCGGTTCTTCGATGTTGAGAAACATACAGGCACGCCCGCTGCGGAACGCGACGATACGCCAGACTTTGCCGTCAGACGACGCCATGACGTGCAATCTGTGAGCGACGGCCCCACCAGCCGTGCCTCCCCAGACCGTAGGACCGTAGGAGTCAACCCCCACAGTATCGCCAGCGTTGAACTGCGCGTGATTGTTCACGCTGCTCGTCAGTGGGGGTACCGTCAGCGAGCCATTGGTGCCTCCGTTTGAAGTGCCGTACCCAGTGAACGACATATTGAAGCCCGACTGCTCACCGAAATTGGCAGCGTCTCCGACAAAATGCGACCCAGACGAACCGTTACTCCCGAACCGGAGCCTGATATGGAGGCCCAGCGCCGAATTGAACAGGTGGGACCATGTGCCTCCCGTGAAAACACCGTAAACGACATCGGCAAAAGTATTAATACGCTTAACGTCGTCGTTGTTTCCGAACGCCACCGTATTGCCCTCGGATTTTGGCACCCACAGCGCAGCAGGTGCCGCCGCTGCCGCGTTCGCGGAATCCGTCCACGCCAGAGGCCCCGAATTGTCAGGCAGCCGTCCGCACAGGGCGTTGTACATAGCCCACCACAGGTAGCGATTCGTTTCGTTGGTATCGATGCCAGCGGGCACCGAAAGGTTTGCGGCGAATCGCCAAGTTTTGACCAGCGTGGGTAGTGGCATTTTGTTCGGTTCTCCCTTTACGAAACTGTGATGTTCGACGCGATCAACCGCGCCAATTGATTGTCTTGCACGATACGATTTTCTACAGGCAGGAAAAACGAAACGTCGTACATGCCAGGAATGGCCATCGCACGTTCTTTCATTTCGTTGAGAATCACATCGTCACTGATCCCCAACCCGTTGACGTACTCGCTGATCGCAGACTTCACGTCCGCGGCGACAGCGGCTTGGTTGAATCCCGCCAGCACCGTGATGTTCGCACGAACAACGATCTGCACAATCGCGGGTGTCAACACGCGCACTCGAACACCAGCACCACGGTACCCAGGGAAGTTGGATCGGTCCCCTGGATCGCCGTCGATCACCTTTTGCGTGAGTGCAATCAACCCCGTGAAGTACGTGTACGACGCGTCGATCAAATCCCCTGCGGTCAACCCCGTGGGGAACGTACCCGGCAACAAGTTGATCTGACCGCTGGCAGGGTTCAGCGTGTAGTCCACACCGAACACCAGGGCAACCGTGTTCCGTCGGAGCGTGAACGTATTCTCGATCTTGATCGGCTTGTCGGGCAGGTTCAGCTTAGTCTCGCCGCCCAAGGCGACGGCAAGCACCACCTCCTCGACCTTGACCGCCGTGGTCTCTGCCGTTCCAGATCCGTCGTCGATGTAGATCGTGACGCGACCCAGGTTGATCGGATCTTCCACCACGTTCGCGAACAGCACACGCTTGCCGGTATTAGTGTCCTCCACCGACAACGCAGCAGGTTCTAACCCTGCCGCGTGACAACGTGCCAGCCCCGCAACTTGATCGACGATGCGCTTCAGGAACGCGTCATCTTGTTCGCGATCTCGCCCGTTTGTGAACGCAGCAGGGTTAGTCACTCCAGTCACGCCAGACGGTTTGGAAACAAAGCCCTTGATCACGCCCACAGCTGCATTGCCGCTCGCGCCTGCGTCTGCCGCTTCCACCGTCACCGCGTTCGATACCGTGTTCCCGCCCAGAATCGTCCCCAACGTGGTCGTGGTGAAGACAACTTCAGGCTGTGCACCGTCCGCAGGGATTGTCACCTGCGTCCCTATGGCTATCGTGACAGATCCGATGGTCCCCGTGCGCGAAAACGTGACAGTCCCCGTGGCTTTGCGCGCGTCCAACCGCTTGACCAGGCTCGGGTTGTATTCCTTCGCGCGCTCGTCCAGATCGTTGCCGCGGCACTTGAACAGATCGAACAGGTCCAGCAGGTTGATCATCTGCACGTACGTGTCGTCGTCCTCACGTGCAGCTGCGGCCAGCACCTGCTTCAGGTCCGACAGGTTGTTCAGATCGTTGAGCGAAGATCGGGCAACGACGCGATTGATCATTCGCGTGAGTATCTGATCCCGTGTCTTCGGCTTGAACTGACCCATTCAAAAAGCTCCTACGTCAACTGGCGCAAAATTGTGCGCGCGCTCGTGAACCCAAGGGGTACCACGTTCGCTTCCATTTCCAAACGGTCCTCGACTGGCGTGAACCGCAAACCAGCAATGCGCACAACTCGCTTATCGGCCAGCAATTGCTGCCGAGCCTCGAATTGCGCGCCCACCAGATCGTCGCCCGCGATACGATTGCCCACTTGCCTGCGCATCCCGTCGTTCGGGTACAGCACGTTGTGTCCGCGCTCCGTGCGCAAGCGGCCCTCCAGACCCTGCTCCAGGTTCGGCACTCCCGAAATCGTGCGGATATCCGTCCCACCGGACGCCGTGTCTACCGACCAGCCGTACTTTCCGTTGGGCAGCAATTTGCGCTCAATGTCGGTCCCCAACAGCGCGGCAATCTGACTGCCTCCCTCGTCAGGATTCCCCGTGGTGAAGGAATCAGGATTCGGCGCAACCTCTCGCACGGGCAGCACGATACGCTCACCGGGATGCAAGGTGCCCGGCAACTGGGCAGACGCTGTGATGTACGGTGGCCTCAACCGATTCAGCTCTACCAACGTTTTCCACTCGTTCGGATCCCCGAGATACTTCGCCGCCAGAGATTGCAGCGTGTCCCCCTGCGCGACGATCCGCTCCTGGAAACCCGTGTATCGCTGATTCTTGCGATCATCTGCCGTCGAAACCATGCGCCCGCGGATAGCGTCACCCGCTCGAATGCCCTCGCCGAATGCCTTGCGCAAAGGCACGCGCCCGTTAGAAGCAGACGCTCGGGACTTGGCAGTGGTCACTGCCTCGTCTGTGATCGGATCTTCCCCGGCGCGGTACCCCGCCGTCGCCTCCGCGTACCGTTGCTGCGTAGACTCAACGTCGAACCGCGCGTTCGCAAACAGTGAACCCGTCCACAGCTTATCCAGGCCGTCCGCAATCGAATCATAGGTCGCCGCAAGCGCAACAGTCAGATCCGCGGGCAAGGCTCCTGCGTTGGCGAAAAACGTGGAGGCGCTGTCCGCCAGCTCAGCCGTCGAATTGATGAACGACGCAGGGATATCCAGAAAGCGTCGCGTTCCGTTCAGAAACGCAGTCGCGGAATCCAGCACGCTGCGCACGTCGTCCACGACACCCGCTGCCCCGACAAACACGCGGCGAATATCGTCCTGCGCTGCCGTCAGATCGATGATATCCGCGTTCAGCGATTGCACGGCATCGCGCATGCTTGCCACGCCGTTTTTCAAGGAGGCAAGCGCACTCGCATCAGGGCTTTCCACCTTCACGCTATCGACGGCAGGGCCCACCACCGCAAGGCGAATGGCGTACCGATACGTTACGCGCTCGCGGCCAGCACCGCGCTTGAGGTTAAACGTACGGGGCACCACTTGCAGGTGCAGATCGTCCTTCAGCGAGTGAAACTCCAGCGTGGTTGTGTGCGCCGTCGCCGGGTTCTTTTTCAAGGCGCTGTACTGATCAAAGCACCGATTCCCCAGCCGCCAGAAGTGCATGTGACCCGACATGGGATACGCGTCAGGATTCGTCAGCGTGGCCTTGCCACCAGGATCGACGCCCCCCACAAATTCGGGATTCCCTTGTCGCTCCGAAGAATCGGCCAGGGACAGGCGCGTCGTGAAACCAGTGGTCCCCCCAATTGAGATCTCCCCGATTACGATCCCGCCCTCCTCACTGACGACGCCACCCTCCTGCAATGGCGTCAGTTCCACGGCAAACGGCAGCGTGTACTCAAAATCCTCGGGATTGATCACCAGCGGGAATTGCTGCGCGGTATCCCCTGTCCGCAGGACGAACGCGTACAAGCCTTTCATCGCGTAACGGGTGTCCCCCGTCGCGGACTGGCGCGCTTTCTCGTACTGTATTTGCGTCAGGGAAGGCATCGTCGGCTCTTACTCGTAACGGATATGATCGAGTGTGGGAAGTGCAAGGGGTCAGAAGATCGGCAACGCGCAGACAAATGGAGGCCCCGGCAACGGGTGCGTAACCGCCACGGTGCGCGTCCACGCATCGTAAATGAGTGCCAACCCAGCCGCACTGGCCTCCAGTGTGGGGGCCGAAAAGGCGGCCAGCTGCGAGAGCAGCACAGGTGTTACGCCAGGGACCACCAGTGTCGCGGGTAGCGCGGGAGGCACGGGCGTCCACAGCAACGGATTCGCCCAGAACGCCGTCAGCGCATTCGCGTACGCGTTGGAGCCCGCAGCCGGATCGCGGGCAGTCCGCAGCCCCGCGGCCAGCAGGTTTGCCAGCACCGCTTGCTGCGCGGGCAGCACGGTCACGTTGATCAGCCCGCCGCAGGACTGCGCGTCCTTCGCGTAACCAGCGTACGCCTCCGCGAAGGCCATAGCCCCATCCTGTACCAAATCCGGACTGTACGACCCCACTTCGCGCGCGTCATTGAGCACGTACTGCCGCAGCCGCGATTCCAGCAACGTCACGTTCAACGGCATCAGTACGTTTTCTTCCCGAAAATAAAATCCGAGCTGTGCTCGTTCGCGTCGAATCGACTGAACGCGGCCTCGAACTCCGCAAGGTTCAACGGTGGGCCAATCGTGGGCCCCCACGCGGTCATTAACTTCAGGTTCTGAATGGCAGTGCGCAGATCCCCCATGATCGACTTCAGCTCGTTGCCCAGCGTAATCGGATCAGCAGCCCCGGCTCCAGGTGCACCCCCGAACAGGATGCGCCCCTGCGCGTCCAGTAACAGGCTCGTCTCGTTGGACCCGTCCGTCGTGCGTAACATCACCTTCCCGCCCACGCCACTGTTACTCTGCTCCGCACCACCAGGCCCCAGCTCAGGCTTTGCGGCACCCCGCGCGTCGATTGTCACGTTCCCAGCCGCGTCGATCTCCACCAACACCCCGTTGTGCCTGATCCTGCGCACGCGGCCATCTGCCGCTTTCGGCGTGTACCCGGCCTGCGGGTGCGGCACTTGCCACGGCAAAATCACAGGTTGTTCCGGATCGTTGTCCAGGAACGCCACCACCACGTGATCCCCGTCCGTCTGCTCAGAAGGCGTGGGCCCCTGCGCACTCGTCGGTTCTGACACCAGTTCGCCGCCCCCAAGGTGGATCGTCGCCCCCCGCGGCGTACGAAAATCCTCGTCCCACAGACCGTGCACCATCTGCAAATGAGGCACCTTGCTCAGTACGCGCGTGTACCGGCCAATCGTGCGCACGTCGCTCAGCATGCACCGCTGCTTGCCTGCCACCCACCCGTTCCGATCATCCTCGTCCGCGTAGTACGTCTGCAAAATCACGGCGGGAGTGATCCACCCCTGCGTGTTCTGCGGATTGTGATGCTCGTTCAGCGGCGCACGACGCACACCCGCCTGCGAGATATCCCCCGTTGGCAATCGCTGCACCTCGTAGCCAGACTGCAACCGTCGTCGTCGAAACATCAGAACGCCTCCTTGTACAGCTCGGCCAACCCCTCTGTTACGTCCACCAGTTCCGCGTCAGTTCCCGAGAATCCGCGCGTAACCGTGAACGTCGTGGTGCTGGACTCCCCCGCCCCGGACGTGGCCGATCTCCACGTCCCTGCCACACCCTCGACGTAAAACTGCTCTTGATGCCCATGATCCCCACCGTCCAGGATCAACCGCTGCCCGATTCGGATCTCAGGCGCGAGTAACTTCGTCACGACCGTCCCTTGCCGCAGATACGGGTTCGGCGCGTTCCAATCCCGCAAGATCCGCTGCCAGATCCGACGCTCTGCCTGCCAGTCAGCCTCGCCCCCCTTGCCCTCGGCCACGTATTTCGTGGACTCCTGCAAAGCGCGCAGCCCACGGACTTCAATGTCACGCGGCCTCCAGACAGGCTTGCCGTACGCTGCCTGATTCGTTTTCGGGCCCAGCCCTACCTCGGCCAGCAATTCAAAAAGATTGAACCTATCGTGTCCTGCGCGGCCCAGGTCGGTTTGCAGCAGCGTCCAGGTTGGCAGCCTCCACGTCGGCAACGCGAACCACATTGAGTCCAGGCCCAGATCCGTCGTCGGGAATGGCCGCTCCCGGCAAAACGCGGCCATCGTCCCAAAGGGCTCCACGTCCGCCGTCGGCGACTGCCCGCCCAGCCGACTCGCAAACCGCTCGTTCTTGACCGACAGGAACCGCGACAGGCCGTTCGGTGGCGTGAACGCCGCGGGCATCGCCAGATCGTACCAAAACTCGTTCAGCATCGGGTTCGCCCACTGCGTGAGCAACGAGTGCAAATCCTGCTCGCCCACCGTCCACAACCCAGGCTGGTTGTAGTAACCACCCCTCAGCCCCTTCGTGCCCGGCACCGCGTCGAACGTGATCACGTTCAGCGCATCGATCAGACGCTCGCCCACCTGCTTGCTGGCCAACGACGTAGGAAGCACCCACTGCCCCGCGGGATTCCCCGCAGCCGCTTCCGACGGATTGCTGTCAAACGCAGCCGTGATCAGAATCGAAAACAACTCGTCAGGTCGGCCACCCACAGACCCCTGGACCCGATCCGTGAACAGACCGCGCGCCAGCTCCCCCAACGTTCGCGACCAAAGGCTTGACCACGTGATCGGGTACTCGAAAAACGCCCCGTGGTCCCTGCCCGTCAACGTGTACGTGATCGACGTGGCACCCCCGACACTTGAACGCGCTTCCCTCACAGAATCCACTACCCCGCGCATCACTGGGATCTCAATCCCGTTGCGTAGCACGGACAAGTCTATCCAGTCCCCGTCGAGCACAGCCTGATTCGTCAGCTCCAACAGCTCCCCGGTTTCCGTGTGCTTGGGCTTTACCGTCGCACTCCAACTACCTGCGGACTGCCCCATCTGCTTCGACCACTGGATCGAAACAAGGGCAGCGTCACTGTCTTCCGTCCAATCCAGGACGATCATGCGCGAGCTGCGCGACCGCTTGAACGGGCTCAGATCGGCAACCGGATAAATGCGCAGACGGGCACGCGTGTGCGGCGCAACAAACGCGCGACCAGGCTGTGACGCCAATCCAGGTAGCGAGACAGGCGATATTTGACGTGCAGTGCCCATCAGAACGTCGGCACCAACTTGCGGGCCAACTCCTCAAAGAACGCCTTGATCTTCTCCCACATACCGCCAAACCCGCCCTTCGTGAAATCCACAATAGTGTCTATCGCGTACCGCACAAGTCCGTTCAGCTTCGAGATCTCGTCTTTGAAGTTGCCCACTAACTTGCCCGTTTCGATCAAGTTGGCCTCCATCCCCTTCATGATTCCCGCCACCTCGTTTCCGATCCCGACACGCTGTGCCTCCAGCTCAGCGGCACCTCGTGCAGCGGGCGATACTTCCCCCGTGAGGCCCTTCGCCGACTTGATCATGTCCTGCATGCCGCCCCCAGCCGCTTGTCGCGACAGGATGGACGAAATGTCGGGCGTCTTGCCGTCGGCGAATGCTTTCAGCAGCGCGTCCGCTTGATCGAAATCAATGGACATTCCTGCTTCCCCCATTCGATCCACGAGGCTCAACGCAGCCCCAGGCTTGCCAAATCCACCCGATCCCTCCACCAAGCGCGCGATCATGTTCTGCCTCGTGGCAGCGTCGTTCTTGCTCAGCTTCCGGCGTGCGTCCTCGTACGACTGCAACCCGCCCGATGGATCGTAGCCCGCAGCACGCATCCACATCAGGTCCATTGGATCTTGCACGCCGTGCATGCCCGTCTTCTGCGCAGACGCAACAAGCCCGCTTGTGATCCTTCCCGCCTGCGATCCCTTCAGGCCCGCCGCGTTTAGGCTCATAGCCGTGGCCATCGCCTCGTCCATGCTCACCTTCATGCCCTCGCGCTCGGCCTTGGTTTGCAGATCCACCAACGTCGTCAGCAGCTCGACAACCTGCGAACCCTCCAGATCCATCGCCGTCGCACCCTGCAACACCGACGCGAGGCTCTGCCCAGACATACCGCCGCCCCCGGCCATCCCGCCGCGCTGGAACCGTCCCGCCGTCTGCGCGTCCACGCCGTACACACGCTGCGCGGCCAGCGCCTCCTGGAAACGGTACATGTCGTACGTCTGCATTCGCCCGCCCTTGGCGTGCGCGAACTGACCCAGGTGGGCTTGCACCTCCGTCGGGGTGAAACCCATGTCCACCCCGAAATCCACACCGGGAAGTCCCCTGCTCGTCCCCGGCATATCCGTCACCGGACGTGACATCGCCTTGGGCTTGCTCTTTTGCTCTTTCGCCTGCGCGTCCAGCGCCGTTTGCAGATCCTTGGCGCGCTTCACGTCGTTGTCCGCGTCCTCGAACACGTCTCGGTGCTTGACCGCAGTGTCGGCCTTTGCCTGCGCCAAGATCTGACGCAACTCCAGGGGCAGCAGCGACCGCTCAGGCCCGCCCATCTCCTCCACGGCGACAGATCCGTTCTCGCGCCCCATGTACGGGATGTTCCCCATGCGCGCTTGCTGCCAGCCCACCGCCGACTGGTACGACCCCGAAGCACTTCCCAATGCCCCCGCCGCGAACCCGCCCAGGATCGGAATGCCCGCCACCGCTTGCTGCAACCCACCCAGGCCCGGCGTCATGAACGGTGCCGCCCCCGCGCGCATCGCCTGCGCAGCGCCTGCGCCCAGCATCCTCCCTCCCATCCCAGGATCCGTCGGAATGTACTGAGCCAAGCCGCTCCCCTGCCCGAACCCCGCCACAAAGTTGCGCCCAAACCCCTGCGACTTTTTGCGCGTGGCGCGCGCCTCCGCGGCGTCCAACCTGCTCAACGACTGCGACAGCAGATCGCCTTGCGTCTTTACGCTCTTGAGCTGCGCAGCCAGCTCCTTGTACGCCTCGGTCCCTTCCTTCACGCCCTTCAGCTGCTCGACCAGGGCAGCTTGCTGCTTCACAACCGCCGAGAAATCTTTTTCGAGCCCGACAGCTTGCTTGCGGAAATCTGAAATTCGGTTCGGCGCAAACGTCTCGCGAATGGTCTGCGCCATCTTCTTGAGCGCAGACCCTTCCGCTTCAACCTTGATCCTTGTTTTGACTTCCGTGGTCATGCTTCGTCCCACTCACTTTCAGGTGGTGCTTGCTTCCGCTCGAAATCCGCAGCCGTGATCAACCCGTGCACGGCCCTGTATTCCCAGTAGTCGCCCAATGGATCCCCTGTCCTGCGAACCTGATTCCACGCTTGGGCCGCTTGTGCTTGCGACGCGCCGTAAAGCACCTTTCGCTCGCTCGGCTCCAGAATGTCTTCGAGCGAACGCAACCGATCCAGCTGCGCGACCGATAACTCGGCCACGGTGCTCCTCAACGCATCCCACTCGGTTGCCGCGTGGAAGTAAAACTCCTCCAGCAAGTCCCCCGGCGTGCGGTCCTCGAACGGCACCCCTGCGTACTGCGGATATCGCGTGGCATGCCATGCTCGTAAACGTCCGATTCCGGTGCTAACCGCTGCTTTCGCCGCTTCCCGCAGACGATCCCCGTCGGAGAAACGTGGCCTCGTGAGAGACGACCTCCGTGTACAGCAGGTCAATCAGCTCCTCGTAAAACAGATCGTCCAGCTTCCGCGCCCACTTTGGAAACCCCTCGACCGTCTGATCCAGGGACACCATCAGGTGCGCCAGCTTTTCGTTCAGGATCCACACGTCCGCGTCCAGGGCAGCAACCGTGAGATCAGCTGCCAGCTTGGCCTTGATGATCTTCACCTGCCGACGCTGGCCGACCGTGAGCACCTTGTTGCGGAAATGACCACGCCACCGATTCCCCTGCGGATCCCGCCAGTCGATCTCGAACTCGTACGTCAGCGCGGCCTTCGGGTCCACAGAAGCTGCGTCGTCGCCCGCTTCCTGATTGCGCCCAGTCACCTTGTCCGCGATAGCTGCCGAGTCTCCCAGTTCCGGTATGTTCACAGTCGCTCCTCGTTTGGAGCCTCCGCCGTTGGCGTCAAAACCGACAAGTCGGTAAGTTGCAGAATCAGCAACTTACCAGCTGCGGTCAATCCCGGCTACTAGGTTGCGATCTCGGACTCGTCCTTCATGCGGATCAGCACGAAAGAATTGTCGGTGCCCACGATGCCGCGCGCACTGACCGCGAAGTTTCGCGATGCGATCTTCACCTGCTCAGCCGTCATGGAAATCGCAGAAGTCTTGCTGTCTTCGAGCGTGGCAACCATGTCCTCCTGCGCGAGAATGTTGCTCAGGTGCTCCTCGGTGTTTTTGCCGTTCTTCGGGAAGAACGCCAACGACTTGTCCGTCTCCCCGATGATCCGCACGTGCGAAGCTGTGAGCGAGCACCTGTACGCGACAGGCACGTACTCCTCCACCTCGATGTTGTCCAACACCTCAACGGGTTGGTACTCGATCTCCTCGGTGCCGTTCACCTGCGTGGCGTAACCCACCTTGCGACCGCGAATCGAAAAGCGTGCCCGAGCACCCGTGTACACTCTGCCTTTTTCAGCCATGTTTGATCTCCGATTTACGCAGCCGCGGATTGCGGTACAGCAACAAGGTGTACCGTCGATTTTACGAAATTGACCGGCAATACCGGCGAAATCTCCACCGACACCTCCAGCACGTCCAGGATCAGGTCAACCGACAACGCGCGGAACGTTGTGATCGCGACGTTGACCAGCAAGCCCAGGATGTTTGTCGCGAGCGCCTTGCCCGCGTTGGCCGTGCCCGCAAACCCCGACCGACCGACCATCGCTTCCATTTGCGTGCGGAAGTTGTACACCGCGAAGTTGGTGGCCTCGTTGACAGACGCCTCCGTGAACGCGATGTTCGCTGAAGTCAGGTGCGTCGTCACGTTGCGCACGACTCGTCGGCCAATGCCGTCCACCACTTCGAGGAAGCACAGACCAGCCTGAATCAGCTCCTCTGCGTCGTCGGCAGGATTCCAGCTCGAATGCTGGCGCAACTTCAGAACGTTCGCGAACTTGTGCGTGAGTGACGTTCCCACAGGCGAGCCCGCCTGCATACCGGCCAGCACGCACGCCGTGAACGGTGGCAAGAACTCCTGCCGCTCGCCCGCCGTGTTGAACCGCTCCATTGCCTGCCCGACCAGGCGCACGTGCCGCGTGTTCAGATCCACAGCCTGCGTCTTGTACTCGGCCTTCGTGGGCACGTTGTTCAAAGCGCCCGTCAAGGCACCCAGCACCGCATCCCGCTCCGAACGACCGACGCCACCCATGTACTGACAATGGGCCTTGATCGCTGCGTGCACAGCAGGGTCGCCCGTCAGGGCCACCAGCGTGTTCACGCGTACCTTCTTCAGCACGTCAATGGCGGCCTGCCAATCCCCAAAGGTTGCCGTGGGAATGCCTTCCTGCCCGGAAACAGACGATCCCTCGTGCCCACCGGCCAGGAACACGGGCGAGGCCGTGTTCGATGGAGGCCCGCTGGCCACGCTGCCCTTGCTGGCCACCACCAACACCGACTGCGCGTTCAGCGTCTCGATGATCGCGTGGAGCGTGCCCGTGACCGTCATCACCGCAGGGTCCAGCACGTTGACCGCCGTTTGGCGATCCAAGTCCGCACTCGGGAACACCGTCGGATTCGGGACAGACACGGCCATCGTGTAACCGGGGCGTCCATTGAACAGATCGGCCAGTTTCTGAATCGTCGGGTAGCTCGTGTACACGGCATCCACCGACGTGCCCGAAATCGTGAGCGTGCGGGCAGCAGCCAACTCGCCCAACGCCATCCCGTTGATGCGGGACCACGCGGCGACGCCTGCAACCGGCGTGGCTCCGTTGAGCTGGATCGTCTCGGTCTGAAACGCGCCAGCCGCCGACAGCCCGAACAACGTCACACGTGCCGTCGAGGCCGCGTCAGCCACGTACGAAACAGCGCCCGTGACAGCGTGGTCCACAGTGAACTCCACGCCAGCCTCGGTCCCCGCAGGGGCGATAGTGGCGATTGTCGTGCCCGCTCCGTCGTTGCGAATCGTGAGCGTGCCCACTAGGACGCCGCTGATCACCTCTGCCCCGTGGAAAGAATTCCACGTAACCAAGGTGTCCACAGGAGTCACGCCGTTCAGCGTGATCACGGCAGACTGCGTGCCGTTGGTGCCGTTGGTGCCGTACAGGCGCACCTGCACGCCCACGTCAGATGCGCTGCTCGACAGGGATTCGATCACCTGCCCAGCCGTCACCTGATTCGTCACCTCATTGTTCAAGCCAATCTGCGTGCGCGTGAACAACGTCTTCAGGCGGGCAGCTTCGATGCTTGCCGTCAACGTCGTGAACCCGTCGGCGGGCGTAGCGGCCTCGTACTGCAACGTGAACAGCGTATCGCCGCCCACGTCGTCAAACGTCTCCACAGTGGTTTCCAGGGTCAGCGTGATCAGCTTGCCCTGCGTGGTTCCGTTTGCGATCTCCACCTGGATCTGATTCGTGAAGTTGCCCCAGTCCGCAGACGACAGCACCAGCGACTGCCCATCGGCGTTGCTGAAGCTCGCCGATGCCTTCGCAGCCGGGTTGACCTTCACAAAAACCACTTCTTGCGCACCCGCGTTGATCTGCTCGTCAGCAGACGGGTCAAACAGCATGCCGCCTGCCTCGCGCAGATCGCCCTCTCGGAAGAACTGGCGCACCTGCGAAGGTTTCGTCGCCACCTGCAAATTGCCCTTCGCGTCCGACACGTCCACAGCGTTGTAGGGCTTTCCGCCCTTGGCCATTCCCAGACACGCCACGATTCCAGAAGCGCCGAGCCCCACCGATTCGAGCCCGCTGGCATCCACCTCGGAGTAAGAACCAGGAACGCTGATTACGCGCCCGTTGAAAAAAATTGAAGTCGCGGCCATTGGTTTTTCTCCTCGTTACACGTGTCGGTTCTGGAAAAGCTCAAATTCAGCTGCCCACACCTCACGTGTGTTCAGCGCGCCCTCGGCGAACTTGCGCCGCATCTCGTACAAAAACCCGGCAGTTTGTTCCCACCGCATCTTCCGGATGCGTACCCACTGGCGTGCAGTGCACGTGTAGACCGACTCCGCGGGCCGACGCGATACGCGAACGGGTTCCGGCGCAGCCTCGACAGGCTCTGCCTCCGTCACCGCTTCCCAAGTTGGGGCGTCAGCAGTCTCGCTCTTTTTCCGCATGTTTCCGATCCCAGTAATCGTCAATCGTCGTCGTGGTGAGTAACTTTCACGCCAGCCTTCACACTGCCAGCCCCCTCCGTAACCCCACCGCCATCGTCCACGTGAATGCCACGCACCTTATCCGCACGCAAGCCAGTAGCAACGGACTCCACCCAGGTTTCGTCCGTTTCGAGCGTAACGGTCAACACGCGGACAAACACGTCGTGCGGTAGGTAACGGGCATCCGGTGCGAGATCCGCACCCGAAATCTGCACGTTGTCCAGGCTCTTGCTCAGCAAATAGCGGATCCGCTTGCGCAGCAGGTACTTCAGCAGGTGGTAGTAATACAGCGTCAAATCGGGATGATCCGCGATCACGAGGAAGTTGTACGCGTACTTCACGCGCACCACCTTGCACTCACCAGGCTTGCCGTCGGCGTCGAAAAACGGCATCCCATCCTCGTCCACAGGCGACCCGTCGTCCCCGATGTAGAAATTGGACTCGTTCTCGCTGGCCAACGTAAGCGCCCATTGCGGAAAAGGGCCCCCTTGCCGCGGGTACCCATGCGTCAGTGTTGGCGGCCTCGCCACGACGGGCATTCCGTCCAACGTGCCGCCTGCGAAATACAGGCGCGCTTGCTCGGCCTCCTCCTCCTCCAGCTCAACCTCCTCCAGCAGGAACTGCTTAAACCGACGCCCATTGTTCGCGGGCTCCGTGTACACGGCCAGCTCGTCCGCGACGGCAGAAAACAGAATGCGTTCGGCCATGCTCATGCGCTGGACCCTTTTAGCGCATTCTGCACAGCAGCCGTTACGATCTTCGGGGCGATCTCACGTATGTGCGTGATCACCTTGGTGGACAGCATTCGCGCAGAAATACCGGGGTGACGCCAGCCTTCAGGGTTTGCCTCGGAAATTGTACGGAACGTGACGTATTGCGCCTGCGTGGCCGACGCGTACGTCTTCGTCTCGCGCTTCATCCCCGCGTAAATGTCGGTTTTGTGATGCGGGGCCAGCTTGGGCACCCACTCCACCCCCGTGCGTGTCTTGCCGGATCGCACGGGCACGTAACCCGTTCCGGCCTTCGTGCCCAGCCGCTGCCCAGACTCCAGGACTCGCGCTCTCGCGTAGATCCCCTTGCCCAGGGAGGCCGCTGCGCTCTTGCTCATGACGCCCGGAATCCCCTGCGAGTGCTCGTGCTGCGGGCCCATGCGCGATCCCATTGCAGGTGCCGCGCTCCCCTTGGTCCCCGGCACCGAATGTCGGAACGGAATCGCCGCGTACTTCTGACCTTGTGCGTTGGTTTTGGCACGCGGTCCCCGCAGTATCGTTTCCCGCAGATCGTACCCCTTCAAGCCCTGCTCCACCGCGTTCGGCAACCACCCCTCCAACTCGATAACCCGCACGCCAGCAGCCTCGACGGCAACAGGCTGGATCCCGTTGATGTAGTCGCGCTTCGACGTGTGCAGCTCACGCTGCGCCAACACAATCCAATGCGCTCGCGCAGCTGCCGCCACGTCGTCGGCTACCACCGACGGAAACTCAGATCCCAGCAGCGCCAGCAACGTCGGTGGCAGCAGGTCTTCCAGTTTCACGTCAATCACACGTGAACCGTACCGCACTCATTCCGCGTTGACTAGATACTCCAGTTTCACCACGGCCTGCACGGGCAGGATCGTGAACTTTTGCGAAGGAATCCCCTTCCCGCCTTCCACCTGCGTATCGCGATACGCGTGCACAATGTCCATCACGATCCACACGGGACGCACAGTGCCGTGCACCACCAGGCGAGTACCCGTTGCGGGCCGCGCGGTAAACGCAGGGTGCCACTGAATCTCCCCGTCCACCGTCAGAATCCAATCGCGATTCTCCCTGTACACGGTGTCCACGCTCCGAAAATCGTGAACGCGCACCATTGGGTAGCGTAACCCCTGCTTGTTTCGATCTCCCACGACAGCAATCACGTCCCCGCCTGCGTAGTCAATGTGCTGCGCGTACACCATCTCGCTTTTCATCGCCGTCAACCGATCACGGTACCCAAGCCGGTTCCCGGCCTGCGTCGTGACCCGTGACGTGCCGAACACCCATTCCCCGAACTTCTCGAACACCTGCACGTCCTGAGTCATGCTCGTCATGATCGCCTTGATGCTTATGGCCTTTCCATCAGGGCTCACCACAACCTCGTTTCCGTACCGATCCTTTGTGCCGCCTGCGATCACAGTAGGCTCGGGCAAGAACAGATAGAACCCCGTGCCTTTGCACAGCGTGCACAAGATGTTCGGTTGCTCTGTTTGCACGTTGTTGCTGCATGGGCAGGGCGCACTACGCGACCACCAAAGATCGTACCCCTTGGATAGAATCGCTTGATCGTACTCCGTCGGATTGAAGTCCGCGCGCGGACGGTCCTTCACCGACGGTGGCAACCCAGTCGCAATTTCAGGTTTCAGATTTCCAACCATATGTAGCCGCCTCCGTCAGATGTTGCAGTCGTGCTGTAATGCGAATGCACACGTATGTAGGTGCGTCTGAATGCAAACGCAACAACCGGACGGGGGCGATCCATTGATGCCAGTGCTTCGTCGATTGAGGCCGTCAGCACGTCCGCCGCAGCATTCGCGATAGCCATTGCCTCGGCAGAACCCCCACGATCCGGATGCACAGCCAACGCTTTTTTCACGCGGGCAGCTTTGACCAGGGCACGCATTTCCGTGAAGGCAGCGCGAACATCAACTGTAGACGCGAGTGCTTCCAATGCTTCAAGCAGGTCCAGCTCTTTCGCAGCCGCGACAATTTGATCGTAACTACCGCGCATGCTTCACCCCAAAGGCGCGAGATCGATCCGCTTGTAGTACCGTTGCAGTGTCGGAATCACTTCCTTGATCTCCTTCGAGTACTGGATCAGGCGGGAACCGTAGCCCGCGTTGGTCGCGCTCGACGTGGTGTTCACCGACTGCGACAGGCCGTCGATTGAGATCGACTTGGACGCGATACCAGCACCTGCAATCAAATCGCCCGCGATGTTCAACGGACCGAACGAGGCCAGCTTCCCGATCAAATCGCGGATATCCATAGGAACTTGCCCGTCGGGAAAGCCTGCCGTGTAGTCCACCGACAGCATATTGGGCACGAAATCTCGGCCACTCGCGATGATCGGCAAGAACGATCCACCCGCCGTCAGCAGCATTTGAGACAGCGATCCGCTGGCCGGAACGATGTTCACCTGCCCCGAATCCTGCCGCACCTGGATCCACTCTGGCGGAAAGTCGATCACCGTCTGATTCGACGGCCACGTCACACGCACCTTTTCAACGCTGATCACCGGGCTCTCGCGCAGGTTGATGATCGTCCAGGCCACGTAATCGTTGCGGTAGTAGTCATACCGCTCGTCAACAAGCACAGTGGGCCTGATCCGAATGTCCAGCTTCCGCTCAACCCAGGCAATCGCCCACCGAATGCCCCACTCGAACAGCAAGTCCGGGAACGGCTCACCAGCGTCATTCGTGAGATCCACACCGAACAGGTACAGATCCTTGAGATCGCTCACGGTCATGATGTTGGCCGTGGATGCCTCGTCCCCCAGAATGGGCGCACTGAAATTCGACGCGTTCAGCGTACCCGAATTGAAGTACCGGGTTTTGTAGTAGTAGATGATGTCGCCGTTGGTGTCGTCGTATTCGTACGACTCCACGCCTTGCTGCATGTTGATCCGCGTACCAGGGCCCGAGATCTCCGTGTACACCCCGTTGATCCCAGTGGTGCTGCGGAACACTTGCAGCTGATCGAACGACTGCAACACGTTGTCCAGTTTGGCCACTCGTACCGTGATCTTGATCTGCGTAGGCATCAGCAGTCCCCTTTCGACGTTTCAGGTCGCAGCTCGTCGCCCTCGGCAGAAGGCCGCTCGTCTACAACGTCCGAACCGCTCAGGCTCGGCACCAGATTCAAACCGTGGGCTTGTGGCACGGGGTCCACGCTATCAGATCCCATGTCCGGGCGCAGTTCGTCTGCTCCCGCGATGGTCGGTTCCAGGCTCGCGCTGTCCGCTCGCATGGACGGTTCCAACGCGTCCCCCACACCTTCGGGCACCAGCACCACGGATTCCGCTATCGCGTCAGGTGCCAGCTCCAGCGCAGTCCCCGTGGGCACCAGCACGACGGCCACCGACGCCAACGCGGGCACCAGCTCCAGGGCACCCGTCATTGCGGGCACGTGGCATCCAGGCAAACGCCCCTCCAGGGGCACCTCCTGCCGACCACCCCACCCGTACGTCGTGACCAGGCCCCCCTGGCTCCCCCAGCCGAACGTCGTGATGCTCA